AGGAAAGAAGGGTCGGTGGTGTCTTAGCACTATCAAAAAACCTACCCCCTTTCGATGAATTGCATGATGCACACAGTACTTCTAAGTTTGAAAGACTATCATCACCTCCTAATTTTCTAGGAACGATGTGGTCTACCGATAGGTTGTCCTCTGTTCCACAGCGTTGGCAACATCCATCACGATTGATAACTAACTGTCTTATCTTTCGCCATTGAGTAGTAGATCCAGTAGACCTTAGTGCTGATTGCTTAGCCATTAGAGATCGTCATAACAGATGCCACATACCCACCACGCATAGACTTCTATTAACTCTGACTCTGGTGTCTCAGTTGCACATCGACTACATTGAACAGTAGCTTCTAAGTCTAGTGCCAATTCTTTGCCTTCCAATGATCGTATGCATTGCATGGATTAGAGTATCTATGTTCTATATATGATAAGCCCCATCGTACTTGAGAGTAACCATCTTGGTCTCTTAGCCATACTGATCTACCTTGAGGTATTCCATAGTGTGATCCATTACGAGCTTTAGGATTCCAGGCACTCTCTTTACCGTATAACTTACTTAGACATCCATATTGCTTATAGTCATAATGTAATAGATGTAATGCATATTCTTTGTATGTTACATATTGGATTGGTTTAGATCCTCCTGCTTCAGGCATTAAGCATAGAGCTATCCCAATAGCTACAAGCACCCCCCGGGCTATCCGCTTAAGCGGCCCGGGTTGAGCCTTTGAGAGGCTCTGCTCCGATAGCGTACCGATACTGTCAAGCACTCCGTTTAATCTTGGGCGTGTCATCACTTATTTACCTCCTGTGGATAACTTCTGTGGATAATTATTTAATGAATAAGACCCAATGAGTACCCATGCGCTTGCCGCTAGGATGACCCAAGATAGGCTTTTGATCTGTTAATTCAAGTATTTCTTTAAGTCCAATAGATACTTCATTCCACTTAAATACTAATGTGCCATTTGTTTTTAGTACTCTGAAACATTCAGCAAAGCCTTTAGTTAAATCTTCACGCCATGTTTGGCTATCTAGCACTCCATACTTCTTACGCATCCAGGACTTTTCTGATAGTCGCAGCATATGCGGTGGGTCAAATACGACCATCTGGAATGTCTCATCTGGATAAGGTATTTCTCTGAAGTCCATCACTTGATCTGGCTTTATATGTATGGTTTGGCCATTTGTTAGCAGATGTGTCTCATCCTCGCGAATGTCACCGAATACCACACGCTCGTCTGTCTTGTTGAAATAGAACGACCGCATGCTTGATGCTGGATCTAATACTGTTTTCATTTATTACTCCCATTACTCCATTGTTGCGCCATAGCTTGTGCTATACCCGCAAATGTCTTACTTCTTATCTTGCTTCGCTCCTCTGGTGATTTGCTCCAAGCATCGGCATACCACGCAGGCATTGAATTGCCGCTCTTAAATACTTTGCGTGGCTCAGGTTCAACTTTATTAGTTGGCACTAACTTAGGCAGACCTTTCAGCCATAAACAGGTTTTCTTTGAGTAAGGATCTCCATACTCATAAGGTTGAATAATCTGATCAGGCTTTCGGTAATTAGTACTCATAATCCCTACAGGGTTTTCTATTGCAACCTTCTCACAAGGTAAATTTGTAAACATCATGAAGAAGTCAATGCCTTGCTGTTGTCTACCATCTAATCTCTTTTGCTCAAACCAAGCTGCACCGGATACTGCTAAATGTGTGCATGGTGGAAAGGCGATAATGAGATCCCAATCATCTTTAAGCAATGGTTCTACATCTTGCTGTAAATGCCATTCAGGATTATCCCCGGAAGTAGGTAAAATGTCGCATGAATAAGCCTCATGACCTAAAGCCCTAAACTCTTTAGTTACTGCTTGGCTTTCCTCACAGGCTAAAAGGACTTTCATTGATGACCCCATCCTTTACCTTTGAAACTGATTCCGAAACTACCCCAAACTCTATGCATTTCCATACCGCAACAGATTGGGTTATGTTCCTCATGAATTGACTTTTCAATCTCCATAGTTATTTGGCAAGTTACGCATTTGTATTCATAGGATGGCAAGTTAAACACCTCTGTATCATGTAATCGCCACAAGCTGAGCAGCGGTCAATGTCTGCATCTGTGGGTTCGCTATTAATGTGACCGTATTTAAGTTGGAGTAGTGGCAATAGATCAGCTAATCGGATGATGGCGCAATATTCAGCAGCATCTTCTCCTTGTCCGTTAAGCCGTATAACCCCGAACCCCAATTCCCCCGATATGTTGGTTCGAGCCTTTAATTGTTTTATGTATGCAAGAGGTTGAAATCCAGCGCGGGCTTTGACTTCAACATCAAACGGTACATTGACAATATCCTTGCCACTACCCCTTCCGACAGTTGCGCCTTGCCATACAGTCGATAGGTACTGTGCGACTACGCGCTCTGTGCGGAAACCTCTGTGTTTCCTTGCTTGACTAGCCATTAACTGCGTGGCACTTCTTACATTGCCAGGTTCCAGCAATTAACTCACCATCTGTGATGATCGCTGGAATGATAATGTCATGAGCCAATGTTGGCTCGTTGCATAGCTGACAGTTGATCGTGGTGATCATAGGAACATCCTCTAAATCCGTCCATTCACCATCTTTATCAATGTTATAAACCTCTACATAACCCATCACACTCTCGCCTTCTGTGGTTGGAATTTTCCGTCTGATCCCAGGTTGTACCATTTTGTAGGGCAACGATGAGCAGATGAGATCGCTGTATTACAAAAGTAGCCACCCCATGCCTTGCCATTCTTCTCACCTTCACGCCATTGCATATGTCCATGTTCGCAAGATGGAGCTTCGACTGCTTCACCTGTACCCATAACAGCTGCGATAGTTTCCATAGCCTTGTCAAGTGTGACAGGCGCATCTACGACTTTGTTATATTCATTAACAGGCGTAGTCCAATAATCCTGGTCATCTGGCTTAACTTCTTGAACAGGTGGCTTAACTGGCTTAGCAGCTACTACCTTTGTCATTTCTTCTCGGCTTGGTCTCTTTCCTTTAGCAGCATAACCTGCATTTGCAAGTGCCCGACCGATTGCCGAAGTCTCACAATTCTCCAATGCAGAAGTCTGATTAACGCCGCGATCAGTAACCTTTTCCTCAGCGAGTCCTGTTGATAATGCGGTACTCTGTTGAGAATCCTTAAATAGATACGCTTTGACAATGTATCGATCCTTTTCACACACTTCCAATTCAGTTGATATGCGAAAATCTGGATAGTCCTTAATAAACTTTTCAAGTCTCACCTCTACTGGCTCGTAATCGGCTAAATTAAACATAAAGCTCGTTCTCCTCTGTGGCTAGTTGCCCGCCAAGTGCGCCATAGCTGCATAAGTCGACCCAGTTGTCGATGTGCTGCGCTGACTGATTAGTCCTGGAAAGTTTAACGAGGACCATAATCCCCGCGACTTGATAATCATGGATCGGTGTTTGTAAATATGCTGAGATGAGCATTGCCGTGTGTTGCAAGTTATCCGCAGGATGACCGTACGATAGCCCACGGTCACGGATCGTGTCTGTAGCTGTGAGGAGGATTTCATTAGCGAGCATCTGTTGTCACTCGCTGAAAGTTTTTGCCAACCATAACGCCTTCTCGTTTGCCTTCTTCAAAGCCTTTACCCCAGCCCACAATAAACCATAAAATATTGGCTAGCACTAACAAAACAATAACTGGTACTTGTAGATCCATTTTGTTACTCCCGATTCTGCAACCATGATTGGCTACAGGATTACGGTCTCACGCCTATCTAACAATGTCTAACACATTTTGGTAACGAAACGATAACGATTCTCCCGCATCTACGGCATCATCGAGAGTACGCCTTATGTCAAGCGTAAAGTCGTCCATAAAGGGTAAATGATCCATCCTTGTTAATAGGCACCAGGAAAGGGCTAACGCGGTCTCCGTGTGTTTCAATGACTGCTACGCTCATTTGCCAATTAGCGCTCCCAGCCTTCAAATAAGAGGCTTTCTTCTTGTCCATAACATTACCTGCCTCTAGCCCCCATAAAGTCCTGTATGAGGCTCCTATGCCCTCTGTAAAGGCACTAATACCTGCTCTGTGGGTGTGTCCGCAAACTACTGACTTACCAAACTTCTTAGCCAAGCCAAGAGCTGTAAGTCCTGCGTTAGAGTTCATCGATCCCTCGTCTCCGTGGACTAAGACCCATCCTCTGTGGAATTCAAATGGCTTCTTGTGAAATCGGATGCCAAGTCCGGCGAAGTCCATAAATTTGGCGTATTCAAGCTCTGGCAATCCAATGAGGCTAGGTGCTCGTAGTAGCGTATGGTAGAGCCTGTCTGTGTGATTGCTGCGAGTGACATCTGTTGTGCCGAGTTCATAGAGAATATCCTGAGCAAGGCTTCTGTCAGCATCGAGCGTTCCTTCCCATTCTAATTTAGTGCCCTGTGCCCAACGACTTTGAGACTGCATATCAAGCTCATCGCCTGTGTTAAGGACTAGGTCAAATTTCTCGCGCTTTACTAATTTGATTAAATTCTTGACTGCTTGCTCATGGTGATAAGGGATCTGTAAATCCGATATGACCAGATAGCGTTTTTTAGTCATCGTCCTCATCTTCGTAATCGCCAAACTTCTCTGGATCGACTGGGTCAGGCAAGATCCAATGTGGGTAGGCTTGAGGTTCAGTAATCATGAACATGGCTATATCTTCGGGGAAGCCAGCTCTTTTTAAGCTGCAAAAATACTCATATAACCCAATGCAGTAAGCATCGAGTTTTGAGTAACCTTGTTCCTCTAACGCCTTAGTTGCTTTTCTTGCCATGTGGATAAGTGTCCCTTACTTCTTGAGAAGTTCCATCATCTGCTCTTGGCGTGTCTCTATTCTTGCCAATCGGTCTGCGAGAGATGATCCACCATTTGGTGTAAGAGTCCACAACCAACCGCGAACCAGGTAACGCAAACCGCCAACAACAATAGCAAGCGTTGAAAGAATAGCGAGAACAAGTCCCGCCCAATCATTTGCCGTCACCTCAAACCAAAGGCTTCATCTTTAGGATTTAACCAACGCATGATTGGAGGAATTGTTGCCAATGCTCCAGCGTAGGCGATGTGCTTAGGGTTAGTTTCCCCTGCTGCTACAAGTGCAAGCGCAGCAGTGAGAAATGCTCTTCCCCAGCTTGCTAGCATCTTCTTCAGGTCTTTGTTCATTTGTTCCTCCTAGTAACGGGATGTTAAAAAACTTCGAATCCGTATCGCCAGCCTTTGTAAAACTGATATGAATGTGCGCTGTGTGCGGATTGACTCCCGTGTACTTGCGCCATTTCCAAAAGCTTCTAGCGCTTGCAATCTTGTAATTAAAGATGACATAACTAATGCGTTTATCTGACTTGGCTGCAATTCGTATCTGATCGGCAATGTAAGCAGCCGTAGAGGCCTGTCCATTGAAATTAGCATCGAGATCGATAGCGCGGACAATCCCTGAATCAGGGTCAGGGTTATGATCGCTCTTTCGGGTTGCGTGCTTTGCATCTCCGATTGTGCCGTCACTTTTACGGTCTCTGTCAGGATAAGCATCATCCGCCTGCTCTCTTAACTGAATGACCGATTTAGATAGTTTCGGTTTCATCTACATCTGCGTAAACAATAGGAGGCGCGACAAATTCGCCATTGTGGTAGATCCAGCCAAGACAAACTTTTTCCGGACATTCAATGCCATTTGCCGGCAATTCATCTCCAACGATTACATTTACAATTTCATCATTTTCAATAATTGCTATTCTCATGCAAAATACTCGATTCTAATTAATCCGTCTGCGCCGTTACCGCCGGATGTTGAAGTTGTTGAAGTGTGCGATGCACCACCGCCACCACCGCAACCTGTATTGGCAACAGCAGCTGCTCCATTTGTTGCGCCCGTAGCTGTTACAACGGCTCCTAATCCTGCAAAATAAGATGCGCCTGAAGTGTTGCGACTTGTAGCTGTTGCAGCCACGCCACCGCTGCCACCTGCACCATAACCATCAACGCCACCGGTGCCAAAACTGTTAAAACTTGCTGCAGCAGTTGTTGCTGCGCTATTTGCCGGTGTACCTTCAGATCCATAATTTCGCGTATTTGTTGATTGTGGAGCCGCGCTTGCTGAAGTACCTGCACCACCACCACCTGCGCCAATTTTTTCGGCAGTTGTACCAGTAGAACCTTCACCGCCTGCGCCGGCTATTGTTCGTGAAGCCGTTGGAAGTGTTGCAGCATCAGAAATACAAGCTCCACCACCTTGACCACCAAATGATCGAACCAAAGTTGTACCGCTGTACACGATCTCGGAATATCCGCCGTTTCCACCAACTGCAGCGCTTGATCCTGTGCCTTTTGCACCGATTGTCATTGTGTAAGATGCGCCCGGAATTGTTGTTAATTTAATTTTTTTAACAGCTGCACCACCGCCACCGCTTCCCGCAGCGTAAAAAGTTGCGCTTGATACTGATGTACCACCACCGCCACCGCCTGCGCCAACTACTAGAAATTCAGCAGAATAAACACCACTAGGACATGTCCATGTTCCAGAGGATGTGAAGTCTACGACTCGATTAGTTGGACCTGGGATCTTGACAAATGCCATTATGACAACTCCGAACCGAACACGCTAAAAGTTAAATTAGCAGATGAAGCATAGACACGGATCTTATCTGTTGAATCGATTGTCAAGCCAAAAGTAAATGCGTTAAGCCCACCGCCACCAACACTAACATCGTAGGCAATGTATTGACTGTTAGCTGTTGCTGCACCGTTAGGAGCAATGCTAATTCTAAATGTTGCATCTGTTGCCGCTCTGTTGGCCACAACGATTGTCGAAATGACAACCTCTGTAGATGCTGGGACTGTATATAGATCGGTCTCAGTCGTTGCAGCTGGTGCAGATTGACCTAGTATTTTGTATGTTGTTGCCATTATGCTCCCATGAGTAGAAACGGATGGATGATTGAGAAAACTGTCGTATCAATAGCATCTCCAAGATCGCGCATAGCTAAAGCGCCATTCTTGACAAAATCACTGTCATTCGGCGTAGGCCATCCATATTGGGGTGTTGTTGCCATTGTATCTCCTTATTCGTATTGGAACCATTGTAGCGTAGGGTCAACGTCTTGCCATTCATCTAATGGGTCGACATCTTGCCAACGTGTAGGGACAATACTCAGCGATGAATCGGTCGTTGTCAGGGTCATATTGGCCTGTACCGAATTGAAGGACAATACAAAACCTTCTACGAACCCTCTATAAGAGCTGTTAATTACCGCATTAGGAAGATTAAGAATTTCGATAGGCTTACCCATGTACATGTTTAGGAATATGTCTAGATCGGCTGCACTTATAGATGGAGAATCCAACATGACCGAAAAGGAAGATAAGTTAGTTTGGGGTGTGGCTCTTAAGGCGATGTATCTGTCAGCTTGAGTTTGAGCTTCAGATAGGTTTTCAAGTTCTGTAGATACTTTGGAAGCAATAGTGCCATATGTGGCTATAGAGGTTGCATCTGTAGCGGTTCGAGTAGCGTTGGCTTTATAGCTAAGAATAACTGAATTAACTAGATCGTTAAGAGTACGGTTGGAAGATACACCGCTCCAAAGAATGTAATCTTCGGGTATCGTAAAATAGCCGTTATTGTCTGCTTCGTTTCGCCTACGGGATTCATTGGCATAACCTACCTCGCCAGCCTGCGTTTCATAGACATATCCAAAGCCCATTTGTGCGTAATATGTTGCAAGAGTGTAAGCATCTACGGGATCGCCAGCTCTAGATGTAAATTCATAAACTCCAGGTGTATCGACTACATCGATGGCCACGCCTGCCTCGGTTAATATACGATCCATGCGGTCATCGTCATATTCTTTAGGGTAATTAGAGCCGCCAATGATCTTGCGAGCCATTTGGCCGAAAGGCCCGATAGCCGTGATTGTGGTTATGACTGTCGTGCCTACAGCGCCAGAAGCATTAACATCATTTCTAACATCTGTCACCTTGCCTGTAAATACTGTTACATCTGCGGCACTAGAATCTTCAACCTGTATTACTAAGGTGTCGTTTAACTGGATATTAAAGTGAGTTCCATCTTTAGATAAAAGTTGCACGTTGGCATAACCAGCTCTTGACTGATCTAAAACATTAGAGCGGCCGTAACTTACTTGCACATTCCAAAGGGTTTGATTTGTGTACGCGCTACCATTGATTCTTACTGTGCCGTTGGGCTTCCATGTCATACGAGATACGCCCTCGAGATTCCAAGACCGTTAAAGCTGCCTGAGTTAGTCGCTTCTATGTTAAGAATACTTGCTATTTGACGGGCCGTAGATATTGGATCAATAGCGCCATTGACTGTGATATTTGTACTAGAAGGACTGCCGAATAATCCCGCGCCTGTAGGCGATTGAGGAATAGGAGGACTTGGACGGACAGGGCCTGTCGGACTGCCAAAAAACGCACCTGAGAAAAAGCCCCCAACTACGGATGCTGCGCGTTTAATAGCATCAATAATAGACATAATAGTGTCAAAGATATTAGTTAATGTTCTGACAAAACCAGCAAAAGTATCTATCAGGCCAGAGATAATGTTTCCTAAAACAGTAAAAGCAGCTCCTAAAGTTTTACCAATAACAGGAGCTAATGTATCTCTAGCAAAAGTAGCAACAGCTTTCATAAGGTTTATAAATGGCTGTAATTCCTCATTGTTATCTTCTAATGAATTTCTTACAGAATTAAAAGCATTGCGCAAGCCATTAATAATTGGCTGAATAAACTGTAGTACTGGTTGTAGTTTATCGCCTATGTTGCTAGTAAAATTTTCGATAGCCGGGATAACCTGCTCTACAATAAGAGTTACCATGGGCGTGATGGCATCAAGAATATAAGCGCCTACTGTTTCCTTGCCTTCGTCAAAGGCGATCTGTAAGCGTGCTAACTTGCCTTGAAAGGTGTCTGCCTTAGCAGATGCCTGGTTCTCAAAAGTATCGGCTAACTTGGCTGTAATCTCATCCATGCTAAGCGTTGCTAATTCTGCGCGAGATAACCCTATGCCTAATCTGCCAAGAGCTGCTGTGTTACCTTCGGCCGCCCTAGCCATGGCATTTGTAACTGCCTCTAAACTTTTTCCGCTACCCGCTGCTACATCGATGGCAATAGCCTGTAGTTTTTGAGCCTTTTCAAGATCACCAGTTGCCCTAGATAGGCGCTCTAGCGATGGTCTTAATTCATCGTCTGTAATGCCTACGGCTAAAGATGTTTTAGTGATGTAATCTTCTGTAGCTGCAATTTGGTCATCTGTAGCCGCTGTAACATTTCTAAGAGTAAGGGCTAACTTAGTTTGTGCCGCTGCATCTTCAATAGCAGCCTTAACGCCATCTATGGCTAACTTGCCTGCGTAGGCTACTGCTGCTGCGCCTGCTGCTGCAAAGGCTGCGCCTGCGACTTTGCCAAACTTAGTAACCTTGTCACCAAAAGTAGTTACTTCATTATCGGCTTTATTGATGTTCTTGGTAAAGTCATTGATATCTGCAAGGAGTTTAAGCGTTAAGGCTCTACTATCTTTCGCCATTATGTCCACTCCTTCAAAATCTTATCAAACGATTTAGTCCACTCAGCTACGATGTAAGGCTGAATTCTGCGTAGTGTTGGATAAATAAAGTAACCTTTAGAACCTCTAGTACCAGCAGGGTTAGGTCCTGACCAAACAGGAAATTGCTTTAACTTATTAGTTCCAAACTCCGAAGGACCCCAAAGTACCTTAGTCGTTGCACCACCTGAAAACTTTTGAGCTGCAAAGCCATAAGTGATCTCACCAATGCGACTTGACTTCTTAACTTTGGAACCTTGAGCAATACGGCTAGCAACTGCTCGGGATTGTAGCCCCGATGCAGCCCCAATTACCTCTTTACGAGCATATTCTGCTAAAGCACCAGACTGGCGTTTAGCTTCATCTACTGCTTGCTCATCCATATTTTTCAACGCCTTAAAGACTGCACGAAGTTGGGTTTTATCGAGAGCCGTTTGTTCAGCCACGATTATTCCTTTCTTCTAAAATCTCTATTGCGGTTAAAATATCCTCGGCTGTTTGCCATTTATCCATAGGGATATGTGTGGCTATTGCCAATTCTACTAAGAGTCGGCTTACGCTTCCTCTTTCGTGACTTTTGGGTCTCCTTCACCTACTTCAACATCTGCAACCGATTCCATCCAGATATCTAGAGGTTTGGTTGGCTTTCCGCCTGCATCCCTTTTCATGGCGCTGTGTGCCACATAAAGGATGTCCCACATTCCGCCAAACTGAGAGATAACCTTTTTAGTAGTCATTTCCCAGCGTGCGTAATCTGGCGGGCGAACCATGTAAGTAGTTTCAGACCCATCGTTATATTTAATTGTTATTTGCTGTTGCATTGTTTGCTCCCGTTTCTACTGATTAAAATGCTTCTGTTGGTATTCCGATGACTTGGAATGATAAAGATACAGTCTGTGCATCTGGTGCAGTTCCGCCTGCTGATGGCCATGATGGCAATACTTGGAAACTAAATACTGCGCCTGATGCTGCTGTGAATACTGTGTTGATGCCTGTGTCTGGTGCTGACTCTGATACGCCCCATAGGATCTCACAAAGAGAACCAGTTGCGCCCCAGTCTGCCAACATTTCAACATTGAATGTGAAATTGTTATCTGTCACTTTGAAAGTTTTTCCATCAAGTGTTTGATAGGTTTCACGAGTCATTTCGCCGACAAGGGTTGCGGATGTTGCTTGTGCATCGAAATTGTTACCACCGATGGTAAAGGTAACATCCCGACCAGTAATTACTGTGGTAGCCATATTATTTTCCTTTAGTTTGTTTGTGTATAGTAGGTAGAAACTCTGATATCGGCTACCAATACATTGGACGGCCCGACTTGAGTTACTGTTGGTTTTTCAACTGCTCCGACTGCATACCCTGCTGGGATCACCTTCAGAACACTTATGACGAGCTGCTCGAGATTGTCGAGCGATGCAGGGTTGCTGTTATATGCAACCGCTACAGATATAACAAGATTAACTTTCGTGCGGATCTGCGCCTTGCCCAAAGTTTCCAATTCGAGGTATGGTGAATCTGGAACAGTCACTACAAAAGGAACCATAGGAGCCTCTGGGACATATGCGTACACATTGCCTGCAACACCTGCAAAGGCTGTTGCTAAAGGTTGGCGTACTGTGTCAAGAATTGTGTTTGGCATTACTGCACCATAGAATCGGTGTCAATAAACGCACCTAAAAGCCCCGACACCCTATTGAAAAGACTGCGGCCTAAACGATATGGGCTCACGTTTGTAAAGTCTATGCCTTCGATCTGTCCACCAGGAGCGATGCGGGATTGGAATACTTCTACTGATACTGCTAGGACTGCTGACTCTACGGCTGCGTTTCCTACATAAGTAGAAGCGCCTGAAAGAGTAGCCAAGCCTGAAGGGATTACTTTTCTCTCTGTAATGTTTGCGTTTGTAATTGCTACAGTAAAGAAACCGTTAAATTCTCTGTAAGCCCCATCTAAATAAATGCGTGAGCTTGATCGAACAATAAAATCCTCAATGTCAATGTTGCTTGACTCAAGAATAGTAAATGTGCCATTGAAAGGAGCGCCAACGCCTGTTATGACTACGCTTTGACCCTCTGCAAAATTGTTATCGCCTAGAACTCCATAAGTTGCAATGTTATCCTGCAATGTAACTGTGTCGATAGGACTTGAGTACTTGACAAGCATAGGCAAGATTACTGCCTCAGCTGTATCAATCACATCTGTTAAATATGCATCGTTATAGAGGGAACTGGAAACGCCAAGCACAGAGCGTAATTCGGCTGGTGTGACTATTGTTGCCATTTCCAATTCCTCTCAATAAACGACTGGGGGAGCGATCGGGAGCAACCGCCCCCCCATGATTAGTTAGTTACTATGCAACCATGTAACGGTATGAACCTGCGCCAAGCTTTGTAGCGACTGCTCCATAGCCGTAATATCCAACTTCAACCTGACCTGTTGAGATTAGGTTTGTCTGAAGTGATAGGCGTGGTGACTCGTACCATGTGTAAGCATCTGGATTAACAACGATCAATGTGTTGTCGCCGATTCCTGAACCGTCTGTCAATGCGCGTGAAACGCGTAGGTTTAGACCTAGAAGGTTTCCGCGAATCGCTGTTGCAGTTAGGTCTCCGCCAGCATTCTGAGGGTTGATTGTCTGCTGGAAGATTGGACGGTTTGAACCATCGACCAAGCCCATCAATGCGCCCCATTGTTCTGGAGAAACAACAATGTTTTGAGCAAATCCAAGTGTTCCCTTGTAAATAGAAACAGCTGCATCTGAAACAAAGTCAGCAACCAATGCACCTGTTGTAAGTGCTGCACGGTTTCCGCCATCTGTTCCACCGTTGATTAGTGCTGTACCAACTGCTACATCTGTAGCCTTTGCGTATGCAAATTCCATTTGACGGACTAACTCTGCAAAGAATGCTGGAGATGAACGGTCTAGAAGCTCTAGACTAAATGTTTGGCGGCCAATAAACTTCTGAACATTTACAGAAACGAAAGCTGAGTTCATATCTGTTTCAGATGGTGCGCCGCCTTCTGATGCTACTGCAACTGTTGGAGCTACTGTGATCTTAGGAATTTCAAATGTCATTCCTGCATCTGGCAATGCACCGCGAGAGATTGAATCAATGAATGGACGATCAGCGTTTGAGATGCCGTTGATGACCTCTGTTAGCTGACGTGTAGGAACTAGTCCTGCGTTATCTGTGATATCTGCTGCTGCTGCAACATACATCTTAGATGTCTCGTTGCCTAGTGAGGCACGGACTGAATGCTCGAGATAAGAAGCCTTATCCACGATTGGGTTACGAACTTTGACTGAAGTGTAAGGTGCTGTTGCAGCCTTTACTTCAACCTTAGCAGCCTCTACCGTTTCTGCGGCAGGAGCGACTTCTGGAACGGTAGTGTCTGACACTTGTTCTCCTTCTGTGGTTTTTGGTGTTTCATCCTGAACTTCGGGTTCAGAAACTTCGTTTTCTTCTGCTGCTACTTTTTGCACTTCGGCTCCTGGTATTGCGCCGTCTGTGACAAGGCTGACCTCGATCAACTTAGATGCGCTAATAGCCATAACGCCATTCTTGTTATCCCAGTCCTCAACATCTACGCCCACGCTGAAATCTGAACGAAGCCCTGTAGCAGCTTCTTCTAGTGCATCGTTGCCTGCTGTAGTCTTAGCAATTTTAAATGAAGCCGTTATGCCCATTTCATCTTCTGACCACTCGACGAGCTTTCCTAAGGGTCTTGTTTGATCATGCTGAAGCACTAGCTTCGTATTCTTAGCAAACTTAATTGAATTAGGCTCGAACATTGTGCGACCTGCTGAGGTATTGCCTTCAGCGTTCCATTGCACTATGCGACCAGCGATAATGCGAGATTCTGCATCTGCCGCCGTTAGTGTTACTGGCATAGTTATCTTCATCGTGTCTCCTCATTATGGATTAGATCTTCTTCTTCTTGGATCTGCTCAACGCTCATTGCGCCAATGCGATTTAGAATTTCATAAACTTGTGCACGCTGTAATGGATCTCCACGCAAAAAGTCATCTAGCGAGAAGCGAACTTCTGTAGTGCTAGACACAAAATCAGGCATAGATAGTCTTTGTTCGATTGCCGTTAAAACATATTTCATAGAGAAGTCAATAAGGGCTTTACGCTCCGAAATAGCGTTGCTATAAGTCATGCTCGTAGTTTCAGCGCTTACAAAGTATGCAGGAAGGTTGCAGGCGCGAGCCAATTCGAGCGCGACATATTGACGAGCTTCATTCAGCTGGAGTTTTGCGGGGTCGATGCCCAGCGCCTGCAATTCAACATCTGCATTTAGAAACGCAGTTGATTTGTTTAGTCTTGCTGTTCTCCATGACTCAAGAAGTTTCGTAATGCGCTCTGCTGGAAGATTCGTTCCGTTTGACTTTAATACTTGCAACGGAACTGGCTCTTTAGCAAATGTTTCTGCTGCTTGCTCTAATGCATGAGCTGCGCGAATTGTGCGACCTGCTCTGTTAAGCAAACCTTCATCTAAACCGTAAAACACGACTAATGATCCGACACCTTGATTAGGTACGATACTTCCGTCTACCTGGTATCCAACGATCTCTGTTTGCAAATGATTTAACTTTGGTGTAACGCGATCTGGTGCAATGCGAGTCCATGCGCGAACTCGTCCTGTGTCTCCATATTGCTCAAGCACTTGACCATAGCCAACACCATTAAGCCAAATATCTTCAGCAAGCCATGCATAAATTGCAGAGCCTGGAACGCGTGGATCTGGTTGATTAATTACTGCTGGTGCTGCAACATGAGAACCGTTTAACTTTGAATAAACTTCGATTGGTAATCCTGCAAGAGTTGAGCAGATAATGTTACGAGCGCGAGCGATCGTTGGAACAGCCATAGCTTGTCCGCGTGTCGCTGTTGATGGTGTAAATGTAAAAGGATTAAATGATGCTGTATTGTTAAATGGAGCAGGTGTCGAAGCCGCATCGACTGTAATTTGCTCAGGCGCAGACTTCGGCAGAAATATCTCTTTGATTCCCATTGCAGAAATTATACACTATACAGCCCTACTATTAACCGATTTGAATGTCAACTTCTGTCTCTGCCCGTGTCGCAAAATGTGTCACCATTGCAGCCGATACAGCTCCACAGATTATCCCTGAGGCTTTTCTGCCCATGACCCAACCGCCATCGCCTCTTTGCAATTTAACTGCGGAGAGGACTTGCTTATCTAATTCCTCTTGGCCTTCATGCACAATTCGACCGCTAGAAACGGCTGAGACAAACTCATCGCAGCTCTGTTGATAATCCTGAGAGTTGATCTCATAGACAGGGATACCCGCTGGCGCTAATCGAGCTGCAACTGCTCCGGCTGTTGACTTGGAGTAAGCCACATAATTAACAGGAAACTTTCGAACCCAGGGAGCGATATCGTTGGCCATTTGCTTATCATCGATCGATACTGGATTAAACCAAGTCTGCAAAAGTGCCACCATAAACCTATCGCCATCAATTCTTTGGCCGGCAACTAAACTTGCGTGTTTTCTGTCTGGACTTAAATCAATAGCCATCCAAGTATCTTTTTCACGATCTAACTTCAAGGAATCGTCCTTGCACTTTTTCCATTCGGCTTCTGAAATGACTGGGTTAATCATCGAGACAAACTGGCAAAGGATTTCGGTTCTAAATATATCTTCACGGTCTGACAAAGAATCTTTAATATTGTCCTCATGGACTGTGTGGCCTAAAGATGGGTTACTTTGATACCAGGCTTCCTTATCATCAATCTCAGCCCCAGGTTCGGCAGACCATTCAAACCAACCAATAGAATCCTCCGCGCCATTTGCCGCAGCTAGTCCTCGCTCACGAAACTTCAGTAGTAATACCGATCCTGCGTGTCCTGCATTGCTATAGAAGTAGGCTTGTGGGTTTTTATTTGACATCTGAGTAAATCGCATAGATGACCAAACATCTTCTGTATCAAATTCTCGTAATTCATCAATGTGAATTACATCTGGCCCGGCAATACCACGCGCTGCTGAGTTACCTGCTCTGATTAAGTAGCGAGCCCCATTCTTAAAGCGGATCTCTTGGCTTCCTTTCGATTCGTACTTCTTTGCAAAGTTCTCTTGCAAAATATGGGAGTCATCAATCATCTGTCCGACCTTAAAAAAGATTTCAGATGAGGTAGTTAACTTGTGAGCTGTAGCCAAGTGCATCTTTTCGCCTAGTCGGTAAATGCCAAACAAGATTCTAAGCGCCATAAATGTAGACTTGCCTTGTTGGCGTGGAAGCATGATTCCCACTAAAGGATGAGCCCACCTGGAATCTGGTTTGTATTTCAAGCTCTCCATTGCGAGTAGTTCTTGCCAGGGTAGAAGCGGAAAGCCAATCTCTTTGCAGAAGTCAATCATTTCCTGGCCTCTAGAAGGTAAATCTAGGCTTGGAGACATGATTCTAGGCACTTGAGAGCCATAACGGGGTTCTACTACCCCTTCCTGCGCCCGTATGAGCCCGATAGAGCCGTTTTCAGCCGTCATGACTCATTCTCATCCTTTTCGAGCCGATAGTGGCTTTCTGTGGCGTTTTTGGGGTAAAAAGAACCATGAAGGGTCGGTGTCCTCTATCCTTCCTCT